GATCAGGAACTGACGAAGATGAACTAAGCCATCCTTCCTGATGCAAGTCCAGAGCTTGCCTATTTGTCAAATCAAGTTTTCTGTAATCAGTGCCGCCCTCTAAAAAATACACATTATCAAATACAAGCAGATCAGAGAAATGACTAGAGAGAGTGTATTCCATAGTATCCACAACAGGCGTCATGTTCGCAGTTTTATGCAAAACCATAGCACGCCAATTAATGTCAATAATGGTATCTTCAATCCACTGATTCAATTCAGAATCTGACCAAAATGAAGCAGTGGTTTCTCCCAAGTGTTTTCTAATCTTATCTCTGATCTGCTTGCGAGTCATAATATTGCTCCGAGTTTCGGTATTTTATGTTTTAGCCAGTTTGTGACAAACACAAACACACAATATACGGCTGTCGCTAAAGCCGTAGCTAAAACAGGTTCATTGACAGTTATGCCAAGAGATTCGCCGATTCCCTTGGAAGCAAGTAATGCTATAAGAAAATGGGCACCTCGTTTGCCTGTTTTCTTAGCAGCAATTTTGCCAATCCATTTATCTAATGCCATGCTAACCCTCCCTTAGCTTGCGCCAGAAACTTTCCCGATCATATCAGCTACAGGCTGAATCACGGTCTGAGGCAGTCCAAGTATATGCCCAGTGATAATCGCACCCGTTTTAAGGATTCCCCCTAAAACAGGGACATTAAACAATCCACTCAATATTCCCATGCTATTCCTCCTCACCGTTCAATTTAAAGGCACTAATTAAATTTAAAACTTTACTCAAGTGTGCCCGACCTTGAGCAATCAATTCTATTGATCGTTTTATTGAATGGTCTGTCAAATCAAAAAGACGTTTTGCTTCAACTAATTCCTGAGCTAGCACTTTAGCATTATGTTCTGAAATAGAAATCATGACATGTATATTTGATCCTTGAATTTTTCTACATCCATAATGTGCATGGCACCCGGTGTATAAGTAAGAACCAGTTCAAACGCTTCCAGGAAATGCGTATCGCCAACACTCAGTGCTCCATTAGCAAAAAAATCTACCTTTAACAAATCCACATCCGCCTGAGATAAATTCAATCCTGTCCAAGCAAGCACTGTAACACTTTGACCGGCTGCCCAAGCGCATGTCTTTGACCCGAAATTTTGAGTACTTGTTCTTAACGCCGCTGTAGGTTGTTTTGAGCCGTCGGTCTGTGCCAGCATTTGCAAGACAGCCTGAGTCACTTTGCCTGATTGAATAGAGCCCGTAGTCATATTAAAAGCATCTTGAGCACCATCATCATTTTTCTCCGCTTGAATTGTAAACTCATCACCTCCTCCACCCGTACCTTCATCCAAACGTGACCAATGAGGGGTAGCGTTTGTCCACTCATTAGGTCCCGCGTCACCGTTAGGGAATAGTGTTAATGTCGGCATCGGACACCCTGGAAAAGTTATCAATAATATGACGGATTAAATCAGTGCTTTCCTGAATCTGGCTAAGATGAACAGCAATAATTCTGACATAATGTCTTGGGATCATCAATTCGAGACCGGGCGCGTCTAGCTTAGGTTCCTTGGGAAGTTCAGGTATCATAAATCAAAATATTGTAAGTTAGAGTAAGTTGGACTTTGAGACCATTTAATACCTACTGATTGCATACCAGCCTCTATCTCAGCATACCAAGCAGTTACTTTAGGGTCTAAATCTATTGAATCAATCAAGGCATAGCCGTTCCGGCTTTGGCTTACCAGGTATTCTTTGATCTTGGTGCAAGCAATCTTCATACCCTCAGAATTACTTTTAATGCTTTCAAAGCCGCCTGCCATGATCTGAATACGGCCTTTGCTCTTGGCGATGGGATGCGTTAAGCGTGTCCCAAACATGAGTGTAATTTGGTAATCAGTTGTATCGTAAACGAAAGCTTTAATATTGTTCTTGCGCCGGTATAAATCAGAGATATGGGCCAAAGTAAATTTCATGTAATTCCCGCCCATGGAACGCTGAATCTGCCCAAATCGACTCAAACCGGATATATTATCTACTTTTATTTCCTGCCACATAAGTCATTGTCCTGCCTGTACCACTGAAAGCGTTAAAGCAACAATTGCCAGAACACCTGTGATGCAAATCCACAAAATTTTGCCGTTAAATCCATCCATTCTGATATGAGCTTTATCTATTTTTCTATCATTATCCCTACTGGAAAGAACTAATCTTTCATTAAAAGATGAAAAATTTGAAGCGTCATCTTTCTCATGACGAAGCAATTCGTCTTTCAACCAAACCATGTCCCTGTTGATCTCAATTAAAAGATCATGATCAGACTTTGGCCCATTCATTTTTTTCTGCGCTGGATCAAAGCATAAATGCAAAAAGCAACACACAAAATAAGAATTGCTGCTACGATTGGATTTTTAGCATTGACTAAAAGATCAGTCCATTTAAGACTTTCTTCTACCAACGAACTAGCTTGAATTTGCTCAGGCCCACCTCCGGCCAAGGCATCCCTCATTTAATTGTCACTTTCACTGTGCCACCATCAATCGTATCAACTGTAAGACCTCTAAAAATCTCACCGTTAGTGCCAAACGATTTTGCTAGTTGAGGAGTCACAGTAGGATCAGGAGCATCCCAATCAATAATTGTTCCACCAAGAGCATCGTTAATAATCAAATCATTGCTTGTAGCGGCTGGCTGCCAAGTAATATCTTTGATAATAACTGGGCCCGTTACGATTACCCCAGAGGTATCAAGGCTCCAAACTTTATTACCGATTGTGTTAGCCATTACTTCATCCTCCTTAAACGTTCGATTGACGCTCTGTTGGGATCAATATTCCTCATGATTTGTTTGTACTCTTTAATGTTATTAGCGTTACGTTTGTTCCACTCAAAATTCTGACGGATGATGCCAGGGTAAAGATTCGGCCTTCTCATTTGATCCCAATCCGGCATGCCTTCTTTGATTTTATCAGCGAGATAACTAGCGCGATCAGCCATCTTATCTTTTTGATAAGGCCTGATTTTTTTAGGACTATGATCGGTAATCTGTTCATCTAAATATGTAATATTCTTTTTGATGCGGTCAACATCAATTTGAGAACCTCTGGATGAACCAGGGCCAGCCCCATTAACATCCTTGATCATTTGCTCCAAATCTCTTTTTTCTTCTTCAAGATTTTTGAGTTCCGAAACAGACAATGCTTGTTTAGGTGCGATTTCTTTTTTTGGCATTTTCATTCTCCTTCTAAGTTAGGGTTCTGGTATGAGTTCATCTTTAATTTCTCCCCACAAATATTTGCCTCTGCCTTGACAATTAGAGCATTTCGATGGGGGAGAACCTGCATGGAAAGGTTTCACTGTACCAGCACCTTTACAGTTAAAGCACTGGATGTAAATATAGAGTTGTGACCATGGTGGCATTGTTGCCTCCTAAGCAAAGAAAGGGAGTGAGGGACTTGAATCCCTCTGCTCCCTTCAAAGCTAATGTTAAGCTATGTTGACGCTGAGAAAATGACCCATGTCAACATCAGTGCCAGCAGCACCAACAGAACCGTGTAAAAGAACACGAGCATTGTCAGCAGCCGTGATGTCTGTCATTCCGTAAAATGCACAATCTTTCAACATCAAAATCCCAGATGTAGCTGTCCAATCAACCGCAGCCGCAATCGTGGAAGTGCCAGTGTTGATAAACGTGCAACGTTCCATCATGTTCCACCGTTGAACATCGTTCTCTGTTGTAGCACCTACAAACAAAGGTTCGGTGTCATCAGCGAACATCGCGCAAATACTGTCACGAACAACGTTACGAGTTGCTTGATCTGTTGCACCAGAACCAAACTGGACATTCATAGAGACAGCATTCCCGCCTCTAGCAATGGTGTCTGTTCCGATATAACATTTCTCAACTACGTTTTCTTCACCCGTGATCCGAAGTGAAACGGACGCTTCATCACCCTGGTTAGCATGCTGACCTGTCAGAATACTTACGTTATATAAGTAATTCCTTAGACCAGAAACCAGAATACCAACAGACGCTTTTCCGTCTTCAGAGTTACCTTGGACAACAGAAATATTGGCAAAAATACAGCCATCTGCTGACAACGTAATCATCGGAGTGTAAGCATCTACATCAGTGCTCCCTGAAGTAGGGGTAATACGAGCACGTTGGTTAATGGATGGAGCACAAAGCCCAACCAAATGAGTATTGTCTTTTGACCAAACAATCCCAGCAGCCTCTCTCGCAGAACCGCTAGTATTACCATCATTCAGAAGATAGACAGTATCTCCTTTGTCAGCAGTGCATTTGTTGAACGCAGCCGTGACAGTAGAGAGAGCATTTGACGGTGAATCACCGGCATTGCTATTGCTACCTACTGCTGGATCAACAAAAAATACTGTACCCGAGCCACCCATCTTCGGAAGCGTTCCACCGCCACCGAGAAGTGGAATCCCAAAACTTTCAACACCAAATGGATATTTAGTGAAACCCATTTTAATACCTCCTTATAGGAACACCCTTTAAAGGCTGCCCGATGGAATTCCACCATCGCTTACCCGTGAACCACTTGCTAAGTGGCGTGTCGATGTCGTTTCATATGACAGCTACGACAAAGAATAACTTGGAATTCATGCTCAGACGAATCAAATGTCTCGTGATGAGCGATTGAATCACGCCAACCATTCCGTGTATCTTTACCGCAATCAGCGCAATGAGGTGATTTCTCAAGCAATTTCTTTCGTTTGTTGCCATGACGAACAACATCTTTATATTTTGAATCTCGTTTGTGCTTTCGATCAAAATTCTGTTCAGACCACTGCTTAGCCTTAGATCGAAATCGTTCAGGATCAGACCAGTAATATTTTTTCCGCTTAACCTTGATTTTCTCAATATTAGCTGAATAATATTTTTTGCCCTGTTCCTGATAATAAACTTTGTTTTTTGAATATTCGAGCTTCTTGCCACACCTTAATCCGCAAACATTAGTTGCTTGCTTCTGTGGTTGGAAAGATTGTCCACATATTTTGCAACGTCTTTTGCGAAGCGCAATTGCTCGACGAATACGTTTTCCATTTTCAAAAACAACAGCGTAAATTATTTTCATAGTAACCTCCTTGTGATATCCTAAAATACCACAAGGAGGAACATTATTCAAAGGGAATAATGTCTACTATGAAACCTGGTTTCCAAGAATGAATCTCCAATCCGAGAAACCTAAGCTCCAACGACCATACACTGACCACTTACTCAAGTACGTGTCAAAATCTTTGTCCTTGTTGAATTCGACCGGGATACGATCAAACCATTTCAAGAAGATTTTGGCAAACCTACCATCCAACAAAAACCAGTTATCAGAATCGGTGAGATAATCCCACACGACTACTTTGTAACGGTTCATGTGAAAGTTAGCAGTGTTATTAGCACTTTCAGGGTCTTTGTCACTCCTGACGATTTCGAACGCAGCTTCTTCAAGCTCCGGTGGAACCACTAGAGTGTCACCCATGGCGTTAACTAAGTTATCGGTTTCGTCCAAGAAATCACGCATTCCAAGACGAGCCGTTGCAACAGCAGTTTTTGTTAGAGCAGACGTGTTCAGGTTGTCCTGAGTCGTTGTGGTTCCTTTAAACGTGTGCGCGTTGTTGCAAAGCGATAACGAATCACCGCCAGTAAACGTAGTCGTGTTAAAGGCATTGTTAAAAACAGATGCGCCGTGTTTCTCACGGGTCCGCTTTGTAACCATTGCCAAGCTTTGAGGGCGCTTATTAATGACAGAATACAAATCATCATCAACAAGTTTACGCTCAATCTTGATCCCTTTAACATATTCCTTATGTGTGTACGATGTCCGGTATTGCTGACGGAAATCGTCATACGGAATATTCCCGGTGAATTCTTCCAAATCCCCGAGTCCTCCGACGCCGAGATCGTATTCGATTGCCTTACCCGATTTTTCCATCCCGTAAAGCTTATCAATCTGAGAACCAGGTAACTGGAACTCATCAGTGAAAACTTTGCGGAGGCCTGGATCGAGCAGGAAACCGAAATTCTCTGATGCTACGATGCCCATTATTTAATCCTCCTTACTTACGTTTGAATTATTCTTGTGCTCCGAAAGCGTGATCCTTTAGAACTACGTCATTGAAAAACTTAACACCGTTTCCGACATTAAGATTATCAAGGCCCGCAAAGGACACCGTCAGAGGTTCAATACGACCATCTGCTTGTTGAATTATTGTTTGCACAACACGCATATTGGTAGCACCCGAAATAGCCTGAGCATTGCCACTTGCTGAATTCTTAGCAGTTGCTTCAATGTTGTTGGCATACATAAACGGAGGAACGACAACAATAATCGTATCCGATGAATCGCCAGTAACAGGCCATGCACTATCCATTGTCGCTGAACCAGAAGCTGCCGCAGTTAACAACCGCAACGAACCAATCGAATCACCAACCGGGCTGTAAACCCAGTAACCATCAATGTTATCCGATAAGCTGGAAACCGTAATGGTTGTAGTTGATGTCGAGGTAATCGCAACGTCATCCGCAGCCGCTTGAGATGCCTCAACGCGATACACCGAAAACGGATTTATAATGACTTTCCCATAGTTCCCTGAAGAACTAGCAGGATCGCCACTTGGGACTGTTCCACCAGATTCATAAGTATCCTCATTAAGCATACCTACAGCATCAATAGCAGAATTTGCATCGGTTGCATTGTACGCCGTGATCAACGCAGGTTGATCCGTCGCAGCAGTTGCACCGAGCATTAACAGCTCCCCGTAATCCAAAAGTGCTGCATCGTAAACTAAATGATCCCTGATAATAGGATCAGCTCCGGTTAAATCACTTGTCCATCTCATTTTGATCTCCCTAGGTTTTCCTAGTCTTCAAATGTTTAAGGATTTCCCTAAACTTTGGTTTATTTTGAAAAGGTTCATATGGATGAGCCATCGGCCTATTGCTGATGTCATATTGATAATGCAAATGACAATCTCTGCACTGATAACAAATTCGATAAAGACCAACTTTCTCAACGAATTTGTTCCGTTTAGATTTGCAAATCGGGCAAAGTAACTCACCTCTATATGCTGCCTTGTTCCTGTTTCTGAGCAGTAGATCACGGATAATTATCATAGTTGCCTCAGTCGTACATGTAGCTCCCGCAAAATGGGCAGCCGGATGTGGAAGCAGAATCCGTAACGTTGGTTAAAGCAGTCGCGGCATCTGTCGCAGCATTATCCCCGAGCTTTATTCTTCCCCAAGTTCCAGCACTCTGTGCCAAGCCATCACCACGGCCTTTAGGAAAACGAGAGCGATTCAAAACAAAATTACAACGAGAGCAACGAAGCCAATTATCCTCTGGATGAGCGACGATTGGTGCATTCACGCCGCTGTCAGGTGAAGTGGACTTAATCTTTTCTCTTGGAATTCTTGGATGTAATTCGCGAAACACTACGCCTTCTTCTTCCCAAAATATTCTTCAGGAGTTGAGTTATACAATTTAGCAATATTGATTTGGTCCGTGGTAAATGTGCGAGAATCGCCATCACCAGGAGGTAAAGAACCACTGCCACCAACAATACCTTGGACAGACTCACCAGCTTTTAAACGTCGTTGCATCTCCTCCCGTTCACGTTGGATCACAGTATCAACACTCTGACCCTTCTGAAGGAAGTACGCTGCTTCAACAATGCCTGGTTTGGAACGTTGATCTAAAGGCAGCTTCCGCAAATAAGA